CTTCACTCACCGCGAGCTTTTTTTGAGAACGCTTAATTTTTACAGAAAAAACAGGACTTACGATGACTAAACAGAAGGGAAGGAAGAGCAAATTTACTGCTCCAGTCAAAGAAAGAATAATCGAAGCTCTTAGAGCTGGTACTACTTACGAGATCGCTGCTCAGTATGCAGGGATCTCTCGGAGTACTCTCTACGAATGGATTAAGAAGGGAGAGGGATTCGATACTGGAGCCTATCGTACTTTTTACGACAATGTAAAAAAGGCAGAAGCAGAGGGAGCGGTAGTTCATCTCGGAACCATTGCTCAAGCCTCTAAGAAAGATTGGAAGGCAGCTGCCTGGCTCCTGGAAAGAAGGCATGGATATTCAAAAGATGGAGTAATGCGAGCGGAGGAGCAAGCGAAGGAGATGGAGCTTCCATCGAATATGCTAGACCTTCTCAAGATCCAAGCGAAAGAACTCCGGGCTTCTATGGCAAAAGCAGAAAGCTCTCAGAGCTGGCAAGCGTATGCAGCTCTCCAGAGGCAACTCCTGCAGGTAGTCCAGCAGATAAGACAGATCGAAGCGGAAGAGGGTATGGGAGATGAGCTCGAAGGGTTAACGGATGAGCAGCTGCTAAGCGAGATTACTTCTGCTATTGTATCTCTTCCTCCAATCCTTAGACAACGGTTAGAGGGTACGATAGGAAGCATGCAAGATATAATCCCTATGAAGGTGAAAAAATGACACTTACCAGTATCGTAATAATCTCCGCTCTCGGAGGAGGGCTCCTAACCGGAGGTGCTCTCTACGCGCTCGAGGCCCGGAGTAATAAATGGGAAGATCTCTCTATCCAGCAATCAGAAGTTATAGACCGGGTGCTCGAGGTGCAGAACTCAATCCATAAAGGGGAGATCGATCTGCAGAAAAATCTAACCGCTCCAGATCTTATAGCGGTTCCCTGCTCGGAGGAGTTCATAGATAAGAATGGAGAGGGGCTCTGCAGAGAGATGTTCTGCAGGCTCCAAACCAGAGAGGGAGATGGAGCCTCCCAGAGTGAATGCGAAGAGATCGCGAACTTAAACAATACTATCTCCATCCTTACTGAGTGTAAGCAGCTGGAGCTAGAAGTAGATCAATGTTTAAAAGTACTGGATACTAGAAAATGAGCGAGTTTGGATTATGGGTAAAAGAGCAGTTCTCTCTAACGGGCTTAACCTGGAAGCAGTTTGAGCAGATATCTGGGTTCGGAGAGGAGCGGTTAAGGATCTGGGGTAAGGGAAAAACGAAGCCGCGGTTAGAATCTTTCGTTATGCTATGTGAGCTCTTCGCGAGATATCAAAAGAGAGCATTATCTGAGATCGTGTTAGAAGGATTAAGCAAGCTACCAGAGTATCAAGGAGCTCTCCGTAGAGGTTCTAATGGGTGCTTGTAATGTTTGTGACTGCGATCCTTGCGATTGTCATGGGGTAAATGATGAATTTCGGTTTATGGGTACAGCTGGAGCTACAAAAACACGACAAAAGCCTAAGCTGGTTAGCTGGCAGGATAGGCTCGCATCCTTCTCTCTTGTGCAAATGGAGATCGGGCTTATCGAACCCAAAAACCGAATATTTCTTCCTCGTATGCAAGGAGATCTCCCTGCTGAGAAGAGAACCGATAGAGAAAACAATAAGAGAGGGAGCGAGCGCAATGGGGATTAAGTTCTAATGAGCATACGGGATACTACGAAGAACCTAAGAAGGCTACGGAACCGGGCTACCCAGAATCCGCTAGCTTATTTTTGTCCTACACCTCCGCAGGAGGCTTGGCTGCGAGATCCAAGTAAAATTAAGCTCTTGCTAGGTGGTAATCAAGTCGGGGTCTGGGGCCCTTGGATAATCTCCGAGGGCCCTAGACCAGACTACAGGAAAAACTTACGCTCAGACCGCAGAGCTGCTCTATAGATGCCTAGGTAACCATCCGTATCTACAAACCGATCCTCCTCCTATTCAAGCCTTCCTCATTACCCACTCTCATCAACAAAGCATAACGATCCAAGAGAAGCTCTACGCGATGTGCCCTAAGGATGCTCTCCATCCTTCCTGTGAGTTCGTACCCGGTAGAGGCTTTCGAGGGATCCATCCGGTAGTAAGGTTCAATAATGGGAGTATGATACACGTTAAGACCGCTAATCAGGGGCTCGGATTGGCCTCTGCAACACTTTCGTACGTGGCCATCGATGAACCTGTTAGTAGAGAGGTGTGGGGGGAACTTATTAGCCGGGTTTTACGGGGAGGAGCGGGAGGATCTACCGGTACAGTAGGGATAACCATGACCCCAGTGGGACAAGATGTTAGCTACCTCAAGCAGCTAGTAGATGAGGGGAGGGTATCTTGTACGAAGGCTCCCCTTACAGTAGAGAAAACCACTCCAAAATATTGCAAGCCCATCATATCGCAATCTCAGATCGATAATATCTCTCAGAACTATCTCCCCATCGATAGAGCTGCTCGCTTAAATGGGGATTGGGTAGTAGGTATTCCGGAGGGTAGAGTATTCGATCAGTTCTCGGAGGATATGATATCTAAGGAATCTGCTCCGATGGGTAACTATTCCTTCTGTATTGGAGTAGATCATGGTAGCCAACCGAACGCGCAAGTAGCAATCCTAGCAGCTGTAGAGATGAGCGATCCGCAGAATCCTTGGGTATATGTGCTCGATGAATACGTAAGCGGTTCCGCTCCTCCGGAAGCTCATGCTCGAGCGATATTGGAGATGCTCTCTAGGAACTCCATCGAGGCTGCTAGCTGTAGATGGACCGGAGACAATATCCATTATGGAGGCTCCGGAGGTGGAAAGATGAGTAACTCGCTCCTTATGCGAGCCTTCGAGAAGGTTATGCAATATCCTCAGGGTAATCTCCCCTTCCGTATTCGTACTATCAAGAAGCCTAGATATAGTGTATATTATGGCAGTGCTATGATACACTCCATTATGGCAAGAAGGCAATTTTTTATCCATCCGAGATGCGAGCGGTTAATCCTATCGTTACAGAGATGGACAATGAAGCGCAATCAATCCGCAAGATCTAAGGATGAGTGGGGTCATTCAGTCGATGCTCTTAGATACTGCGTAGTTCCAACCCTAGAAACCAGTAAAGCAAATATCCCCGGTAAACTAAGGATTTATTAATATGTATACTAATCTTCCCCTTAAGCCCTTAGCACCTTCTCCAGATGAGCAGGAAAGATGGAACCACTCAGCACTCCGGAAGCGGATGATTATAGGAGCTTGGGAGCAAGATCTCGAGGATGAGCTAGCAAGGCATCTTCCAGCAGACCGGAGAGAGGCCTGGGGACCTGCAGATCTTTCGAGCAATCCCTTCGAGCAGATCACTAGACAGCTAAGCGTTCTCTACCATGAAGTACCAGCTGTAACGAACCTTAACGGAGATATCTCTGCTCTCACCTCTCGAGAGGGACTAGTTACGAAGGCTGGATTATGGCAGCTTATGCAGAGAGCTCAGCAGATGGTAATCGGACTACGAGAGAGCGCAATCCGTATAGATGTTAATCCTCATATGGAAGGGGCTCCTACTATCGCTCCCGGTATACAATATCGGATCGTTACTCCAGATCTCCTATATTGTGAAGCCCATCCGGACCAGCCCGATATCCCCGTTTATTATCAAGAGGCTAGGCTTCGAGAGTTCCAAGGGAAGCCCCTATGGGTAGCAGATGTACTCGATATCCGAGATCCGCTTAATCCTCTCTTCGGTATGTTTATAATCGAGAAAGATGGTTCTCTCGGTAGAGATGTATCCGAGGAGTTTATGGGCCATCCTACTCACAGAGGAGCGGATTACCCGTATCGAGATGGAGAGGGTAATCCTTTCCTCCCCGTAGTGCTCTACCATGCGGAGAAAACTGGTTTTCTCTGGGATAGTTATAACGCTTCTCAGATGGTATACGGTTCCCTTACTTCTGCGGTTCTCTATTCTATGTGGGTACACCTCGTTAGAGATGCTTGCTGGTCTCAGAAGTACGTAGCAGGCCTATCGGTAGCTGGGCTCTCCCAGATTGACCAGAACGAGATAGCCCGGAGATCTTCTATTGCTACCGATCCCTCATCTATCCTAGTATTTACTCAAGATCCGGATGCTCAAGGCCAGCCCCTCGTAGGTAGCTTCTCCATTCCTACGGATCCTCATGCTCTCCTGGAGAGTATCTCTAAGTACGAGATGCGAGTAGGATTAGCAGCTGGGCTCTCCCCTTCTGAGCTGAGCAGAACCAATGGAGATCCGCGATCTGGTTATGCTCTCGCAGTATCGAAGAGCGGACAAAGAGAAGCACAGAAAAAATTCGCTCCGGTATTCCGATTGGGAGATGAGGAGCTGCTAGCTAAGACTGCTATGCTCGCTAATCGCTTCCTCGGTACTTCTCTTCCGGAGGATGGATACCGCGTAAGCTATCATTCAATGCCATTAACCCCAGATGAGATGCGAGCCCAGAGAGAGGATATTACAGCAAAAATGGCAGCAGGTCTTATCTCTCCGGTTCAAGCGGTTATGATGATGTATGATGATATGGACGAGCGCGAGGCTCGAGAGTATCTACTCCAGATCCGCAGAGAGCGCGCGGAGTTCCTCTAATGAACTGCGAGGAGTGTAATAAGCCCATCTCGGAGATCAAAAACTCTATGGTAGAGTGGATCTCCTCTGATGACTGGGGACTAGCTGCTTTTATTCGTTTAGTCCATCCGGGATGCTGTTACTATGAGAAGCAGAAGGAGATCCTCGAGCTAATGAACGCGAGCGATCACTGGTTACCCTTAGCAGATATGGAGGCCTTCCTCGATATTGTGGAGGAGATGCCTTGGGATGATAAGGGGCTAGCAGAATCCTCATTTATTCGATATATTAAGCAAAGAAATAACATAACCGGAGGTAATA